GCCCGGAATCAGATGCAGGTCTGGTTTAACAGACTGGTTTCCCCAGTGGTGCCAGCCAGGTGCAGCGCAGCGGCTGAACAACTCAATGCGAGGCACATCACCGTACAACTGCTCCAGACGGTAACGCACTTCTGCTGGCTTCTGGCTGTGCTCACCGAGTGGGCTGTAGATAACCTGTTTTACGCTGGCATTTTGACGCTCCAGTCCTTTCCCTCTGGTGGCAATCAGCAGATCCTCAGTATTGGCGCGGGTATAGTTACCACCGTTCATTCGGGTCTGAGCATTCAACAGGTCAAGGAAGTCGTAAAAGTCCTCTACACCACCAGCCTGAAGCGCTTTGTTGATGTGCTGCTCAGCCAGTGAGTTGAACTTCACCCAGGTGAATCCCTTCATGGTTCGGACCTTAAAACCCCATGCTTCAGCCAGTTCGATCGCTTCACGGGTATGTGTACCGGTGAACCACATGGCCAGAACGGAATCTTCCGCAGCCAGCTCCCAGACAGGAAGACGTTTTATGTCGATGAGTTTCATCGTGCCGTAATGGTTTTCCGCTGCACCATTGCTGATGGTGTTTCCGTATTCCCATGGTGGATCGGCGTAAATCAGTGAATAACTCATTAACGACCTCCCGCAAAGCGACCAGCCAGATAACATCCGTCTTCGGCAATAACTGCTGGCTTAGCCAGGCCAAGACAGCGCTGACGTTCTGCCAGTATTGCTGCTCGCTCTGATTCAATGGCTGATGCGCTGAACGCATCCATGTAAATCGTCGCAGCACGGTGAAAGAGGCCTTTCGACTCCAGATCTTTCGCCGTTTCCATCAAAGCGCTGACTTCAGGAGTTGGTTCAAACACCTCGAAGTGGCAATCTGCTGGCGGTTCCGCGTAATAACGGAATTGGCGACCGTCGCGTTTACGCGTGGCCAGCCCAGAACCATGCAGGCGGCAAACGGCGAGTTGGAGCCTGTCCTGGCTGAACTGGGTCAGACCTTCGATAATGTCCCTGGTCGTTGAGCCAGGATTCAAGGCAATAAACATCTGGACCGTTATCAGAATGCTCATAGTTACCCCCTGAACCCTGGTGGAATAGCGCTGTAATCAGTGTTCTTGAAGCTTGGTTTGAAGATGCCATCTTCGCGGGCCCATTCCCCATTCACTCGTTCTGGTCGGCCAGCTTTGTCCCAGTTATTTCCAGACTTGAGGTATCCCGGGAACTTGGACGGCTGGAAAAGCGTCTGTGGTCGCAGGTAATCAGACATCTTCAGGTCATCCCCCCACTTCGCGTTGCAGTAATCCACTACCAGCAACAACTCATCAACGGTGAACCCTTCGCCGATTCGTGCTCGGATATTTTGCAGTGACGTAGTTGAAACCTGGTAGCGTGAGTTCGTGACCTGGTTCAGATGAACCAAAACCTGTTTAGCCTGATCAGTAACCAACACGTCCCGGTCTGGTTGCACCGCAACCGGACAAGAATCTTTACCTGTAATCTCTGTAGTACTCTCTGTTGTATTCTCTGTAGGATCATCAGTGCATTTTGACCTGATGACAGCGGTTCGTTTTGACCTGGTGGAGCGTTTCACATTGACCTCTTCCATCGTGTCATTTTGACCTGATGGAACAGCGCATTTTGACCTCTTCGATTCGGTCACTTTGACTTCATCTAAAAGTTCGCTTTCATAGTTGATCGTGTAGAAGTTGGTCATGTCGCGTTGAGACTTGTTCAGTTGTTCAATTTTGAGCACACCGAGGGTCTTCAGGCGGGTGAAGGTTCGCTTCAGAGTCGACTCTGACCAGAACGGGAACTGCTCCAGCCACTGTTCAGTCGTGTTGTAAATCCAGCGAACACCGTCACGCTCCATGCCAGACGTTGTTTCTTTCAGCCAGTAGTTTATCTGCTGCAATGCAATCGCCTCGTTCAGCCCAATGCTGTACGCAAGGTCAGGATTTATCACTATTGGCCTTGATGTCATTAACAGGCTCATTCTGATCCTCTATTTCCCTGAATTTACGCTGAAACTGTTCGAGAGGACTGAAGCACTCATGCTCGTATCCGTCGCGCAGGTATATAACCCGTTGAGTTTCTGGCTCCCACCGGATAACCCTGACTGGGACGCCGTAGTTGTCTTTGAACCGTCTGTTGAGTGCTCGCATTCGACCTTCCCCGCCTGGCCGTTGAAATCACCTACAACCCAATCGGCAAACTGGTAGCAGACAGGCTCAAAGCATCCGGATACCATTACCCCATACACGAACTGCGCCGGATCTTTTCCACCCGGCATAGGTCGAGCAATAAGTTGCGACCTGCGGTACTGTGTTGTTACACTGTTCATGCGTTAGTTTCTCCACTGAATACGACACGCCACGACGCCAGGAGCTGCACACTCGCTGGCGTCACTTCTTTTGACGGCGGCTGAATAAGGCAACAATCGCGCGGATTTCTTCTTCACGTGCTGCCAGATGGCGGCGGTGATGTTCCTGAATCTCTTCGGCTTCATGCTTTTCAATCACTCCATCTTCAAGCGCCTTCTGGATAATCTGATCAACCTGACCTCTTGCAGCTGCTGTACGCATTGCTCGACTGAACAAGTCAACACGGTCAAGATCTTCCAGGTTTGGTACGTCCACCAGCAGTGCACCGCGACGCTTGGCAAAGTAGTCAGCAACAAATGACGTGTTGGAAATGTCTTCCATCGCTTCCAGTTCGGTGACTTCAAAGAAACGACAACCGTTTTTCTCGTACAGGTTGTTGTTGAATTGAGTTTCTGACATGCCCAATGCACCAGCCATAGCCTGGCGGCCTCCGGGGTACGCCTTGCACATCGCTTTCACCACTTCTTTAAGGGTTTGCTCTACCATCTTGCTTTTCCTTTGGTAGTTAACAATCAACTTAAAGTTGATTATTGTTGTTGTCGGAAGGTAAGCCGTCGTTTTTATTCGGATAAATATCAGGTCGTAATTGATGGGGAGTTACAGCCCATCCGCCCCACTGACAAAGTTGAATAACTCGTTCAGAAGGTACTCGGTTCTTTGCTATCCAATTCGCAACAGATTGAACTGATTGGAATTCAAACCGCCTTGACACATCTGAAATCGACCCGATAGCCCTTACAGCTTGGGCGGTTACATTCTTATGTTGAGATGACATGTGTTCTCCTATGACTAAGCCTGCATCAATACTACTTATAGTAGCATTTGTTAGCAACTTAAAATAGAAATGACAACTATGCCTTGTGCGCTTAATCTTCTACTTATGGTGGAAAATGCTAAATACAAAGACTTTGCCGAAAGGCTAAACAAGTCTCTCCAAGAGCAATCTATTGGAGTTAAAGAATTGTCAGAGTTCAGTGGTGTCTCGTATGAGATGGCGCGGCGCTACACTCTTGGTACTGCAAAACCGAGAGATGAAAAGATGATTCGAATTGCAGAAAGACTTGCTGTCTCACCGGCTTATCTTGATTATGGAGTGCCTGTTAATGGTGGCGACGCGCCCGCGAAAGGCACAGTCAGAATAGAGCAATTGGATGTTCATGCTTCAGCTGGTTCCGGATATATAAACCAACCATTCCCTACAATAGTGAGCTCAATAGAGATTCCGGAAGAGAGGATCTTCGAGTTGTTTGGTCGTAGAAGCCTTGATGGCATCGTCATGATAAATGTTGATGGCGATAGCATGATGCCCACGCTTTGCCCAAAGGACCTGCTATTCATAGACAGCAAGGTTGAGCAGTTTAGTGGCGATGGAGTTTATGTATTCAATTTTGAAGACAGTACGTTCGTAAAACGCCTACAGAAGGTAAAAGGGCGACGACTAGCGGTCCTTTCAGACAATGAGCACTACCCGCCCTTCTTCATAGAAGAACATGAAATGAATGAACTATACATTTTCGGCAAACTAATCAGATGCTTGCCTCTAAAAATGATAGAGTTTGGCTAATAACTCATTCATTAAGAAACCGGCGAAAGCCGGTTTTTTTATGCCTAAAATTCATACCCCCATAAAATCAGACTACTCAAAATTATATTTTTCTACTTTTTGT